GGCCTCGGCCGCGAGCACGGCATCCTGCTCCTCGAAAAAGGCCTGAAATTCCACCAGATCACCATCCCCCCGGAGGACAGCCAGTTTCTGGGGAGCCGCAAGTTCAGCCTGAACGAGGTTGCCCGCTGGTTTGGTGTCCCGCCGCACCTCATAGGGGACCTGGAGCGCAGCACCAACAACAACATCGAGGAGCAAAACCGCGACTTCGTCCGCTACAACATCCGGGAGCACTGCGCCAGGCTGGAGGAAGTCTTCCACTGGTCCCTCTTTCCCGAGGCCGACCGCGAGGAGTACTTCGCCGAGTTCGTGCTCGACGGCCTCCTTCGCGGCGACCCGAAAGCCCGGGCGCAGATGCTCGGGATGATGCACGACCGGGCCGTGCTCAACGGCGATGAGTGGCGCAGCCTAGAGAACATGAACCCGATGCCCGGTGGGATGGGCAAGGTCTACTTGGCTCCGCTCAACAAGGCCCCGCTGGAGAAGGTCATCTCCGGCGAGGCTAAACCTAGCTCCGCCAAAAACCCCCCTGACGTGTCGGGGGTGTAAGTCGTGGAGCGCCATACGCTCCATAAGGGCGGCGTCCTCGGTTGTCCCTCCCGACCCGACCCCCTCGCCGCCCTCAAAGCCCATTACGCCGCCCGCATGGAGACACAGCCGGGCGAGCTCGTTCGCGCCGTCCAGGCGGAACTAGGAGGTCTAGTCTGATGGACACACCGACTGCAGCCACCACGAACACCCAGCCCCCTGAGTTCCGCGCGGGGGCCGTCTTGAACGCAGCTAACCGGACGGCCCTGGAACACGCTGTCACGGCCATCGACACCGCCAGGGGCCACATCGACGCCGTCTTGTCCTCGGCAGAAAAGGAAGCGTTGGAAGAGCACTCCACCGTGCCCCCGACTGTCCAAAGGCGCGACGGGAAGCCCGACGGGCGAGGCGCTCCTAAGCGCGAGCGTCGAACCCGCCTTTTCCCGACGCAGTTCCGCGCCGAGAGCCGCGAGGATGGCAAGGTCGTCATCGTCGGCCACGCCGCCGTGTTCGACACGGTGACCGAGTTCTGGTGGGGCGACGAGGAGATGATTAAGGCCGGGGCCTTCAAGAAGACCATTCAGGAAGCCGATGTTCGCGCCCTGTTCAACCATGACCCGAACTTCGTCCTCGGTCGCAACAAGGCCGGGACCCTCAGACTCTGGGAGGATGAGAAGGGTCTCGCCGTAGAGATAGATGCCCCCGACACCCAGACCATCCGGGACCTCGTACTCGCGCCGATGGAGCGGGGCGACGTAGATCAGATGTCCTTCGCCTTTGAGGTCGTGAAGCAGGAGGTCCAGGACCTCGGGCAGGGCAGGCAACGCTACATTGTCCTTGAGGTCAGACTCTGGGATGCATCGGTCGTGACTTTCGCCCAGTACCCCGAGACCGACGCGGAAATCATGCGGTCAAGGTTCGCCTTGGCCGGTATCGACCCGAAGGTTCCCGGTATCATGCTCCGCGCCCGCGCCGGGGTTGCGCTTTCCGATGAGGACCGCAACACGCTAAGGTCCGCCCGGGCTGCCCTGGAGAGCCTTGAACCCCAGGCCGACCCGCCGCCCACCGAGGAACCCGTGACACCTGAACCAGCCGTAACGCCTGAACCAGTTGCGCCACCCGCAACACCCGAACCACCCGTAGAACCACCCGTAGAACCACCCGTAACCCCTGAGACCACTCTTGCCCCCGAACCCGCCGGAGACCCAGAGTCCACCACGGGCGAGGAGGATGCCACGGCCACGGAGACCGTTCCACCTTCCACCGCCGAGCCGGGCCCACCTGAGGCCCACTCGGAGGAAAAGCCGCCCGACGCGACACTGGGAGACCAGCCGTCCGTGAGGCGCGCCAGGGAGGTAGAGGTCGCCAAGGCCAGGCTGGCACTCCTGAAAAGGGCCTAACGGCCCAACCCGCACGACACATCATGCAACCCATCGCCCGCCCGGCAAGGTCCGAGGCGGGTTTTGTGTTGCCAAGGAAGGGAGAAGCGACATTGGACACCATCACGGAACTAGAAACCCGCTACTCCGCCGCAGTTGATGCGATGGAGGCCGCCGCCAACGCCGGCAACGACGAGCAGTATGAAGCGGCCAAGGCGGATGAGACAAAACTGAGGGCCAAGCTCGCACAAGCCCGGGAGGTTGAGGCTGCCAAACTACATAGGGGCACTCCGGTAGAGGAGCCGCCCACCGCTGCCACGCCCACCGTGGACGACAAGGTCGCCGAATCGCCCAAACTGTACCGCAACATGGGCGAACAACTCGGCGACGTGATCCGGGCCGGTAAGGGCCATCAACCCAACCCCCGCCTGCTCCAGCTCAACGACTGGTCGACCCGCGTTTCCGGCATGTCCGAAAGCATCCCGGCGGACGGCGGCTTCCTGCTTCAGACCGACTTCTCTACCGAGCTAATCCGCCCGGCCTTCGAGGCGGACCCCCTCGCGAGCCGCTGCCGGACGTTCACCCTTTCCACCAATGCCAACTCCATCAAGATTCCGGCCGTCGACGAGACCTCCCGCGTCTCCGGCTCCCGCTGGGGTGGCATCCAGGTGTACTGGGAGACCGAAGGGGAGAGCACGACCGGCAAGAAAATCAAACTCTCCTTCGTCAAGCTGGAACTCAAGAAGATGAAGGGCGTCGCCTATCTGACCTCGGAACTGCTGGAGGACGCGCCTCTGCTTGAGTCCTGGGTCAGCCAGGCGTTCCCTGAGGAAATGGGGTTCATGCTCGCCGACGCCATCGTCCGTGGCGACGGTGCCAGCCAGCCGCTCGGCTTCCTCAACGCCGCGTGTTTGGTCACGGTCACCAAGGAGACCGGGCAGGTAGCCGACACCGTGACGGCCCAGAACATCATCGACATGTGGGCGCGCATGGTCCCGGCTTGCAAGCCCAACTCCGTGTGGCTCATCAACTCCGAGGTCCAGACGCAGCTCCCCAAGCTCACCGTCAATGTGGGCACCGGCGGCTCCGTCGTCTACATGCCCGCCGGTGGACTGTCCTCGCTGCCCTACGGCACCCTGTACGGCCGCCCGGTCCTGGAAATCGAGCAGGCGTCCGCACTGGGTGACGTGGGCGACATCAGCCTCGTCGACCTCTCCCAGTACTACCTAGCTCGCAAGCGCAGCATCCAAGCCGCATCTTCCATCCACGTCAAGTTCGTGGAAGAGGAAACGGCTCTTCGGTGGTCCCTGCGTGTGGACGGCCAGCCCGCCTGGAAGTCCGCCCTTACCCCGTACAAGGCCAAGGCGGGCAACACCATCTCCCCGTTCATCGCCTTGGCGGCGCGCTAACCCAGCCTCTAACTCGAAAGGAGGAAAGCAAAAATGTCCGGTTTCTATGTGGCCCAAGAAGGCCACGTTGTACCCATCCTGCACCCCGTAGACATCACGGGAGGCGCGAACTCCGATGTGTTCAGCATGGAGAGCTACAGCCACGCCAGTATCATCATCAGCCTCGGCGTGACTGCCGCCGCCCCGACGTTCAAGGTCTACGAGTGCGATGACTTCACCCCCACAAACGCTACGTCCATTGCCTTCAACGTCTTCAAATGCGAGACGGCCCTGTCGGACGTGCTCGGCGCGAAGGTGGCGGCCACCGCCGCCGCCGGTGTAGTCGCCTCCACCACCAACACCATCTTCTACGTCATCGAACTCGACGCCGCCCAACTGACCGAAGGCTACCCCTGCGTCCAGGTCCGGTTCACGGCTACCTCCGCGAGCATCCTCGCCTCAGCCGTCGCCGTCCTGTCCGGCGCGAGGTATGCCTCCGACCAGTCGGCCACCGTAATCGCCTAGTCAGCCTAGCCCAACTGCTCCATCCCGGGCCGACTTCGACTCCATGTGATCCGGGGTCGGCCCGGGCTATCCTAGCCCAACCAGGAGGAACCCTGAAATGGCTAATGGTACTCGCTCAGGCTTGTTTTTCAAGACCACCCCGGGAGGTATGCCCTCCGTAATCGACGTAGCACGCTATCCCGGTAGCATCTACTGGGTCGACAGTTCCAACACGGACGCCAGCGACACGGAAGGCTTCGGCTCCCACCCAGACGCCCCGTGCGCCACCATCAACTATGCCGTCGGAATATGCGAAGCCAGTAAGGGCGATCTGATTATTGCCATGCCAGGCCATGTGGAGTCCGTCATCGCCGCCGCCGGACTGGTGTTCAACAAGGCAGGCGTCACCGTCGAGTTCCAGGGTAGTGGCTCCAACAAGGCCACCATCCAGTTTGGCACGGACGTAGGGGCCGACATGGACGTGACAGCCGCCAACGTGAGCCTCATCGGCCCACGCTTCCTGGCCGCCATCGACGCCCTGACCGGCCCGATTCACATTGCCGCCGCCGACTGCCTCATCAAGAACGCGGAGTGGTATGACGCCGCCACCAAGGCAACCACGGACTGCGTGGTGGCCACGGCTGCCGCGTCCCGGTTGGTCATCGACGGCTGGAAGTACTTTGAGTCGACCGCTGGAACCCAGAAGCAGTCGCACATCCAGGTGGGCGCGGCCGCCGACGTGGCGCTGCGAAATATCTGGATTTCGGGCGACTTCGAGACCGGCAACATCGAAAACGGCACGGCGTGGTCGGACTGTCTTATCGCCGACGTTGTCCTGGAGAACACGAACGCCACGCCGAAGCCGGGTATCGCCCTGGCCGCCACCGCTACCGGGAACGTCGTCAACGCCAAGGTCACCATCGCCTCCGGGACCGTCCCCGTGACGGCTGCCAACGAAATGCAGTGGTATGACTCTGCGTACTCCACGACCGATGGCGCGGCCTGGGGCACCATCGGCTCCGTCCTCACCGGCTCGCTGGAGGATAAGGTCGATACCATCCTGGTCGACACGACCGCCATCAAGGCATCCGCTGCTGATGCCAAGATTGACGCGGCCGCTGTCGCGGTTGATCCGGTCGCGAACTCCCTGGGGCGCTTCATCTACTCCGGCGGCACGGCTCGCGGGACTCCGCTAGCAGACAGCAAATCGCTTGTTGACGCTCTGGGGACGAACGGGACCACGGTAGCCGATTCGGCCACCTCGGTCCTGGGTGCCGTCGGGGCCAACAACGCGAACAACGCCTACCTGTCGGACGCCATAGTGGCCAACGCGGACGGGTCGGTGCTGGAACGCCAGGAGTACGTCCAGGATGCCGTCGATGCCGTCAAGGCCGTCACCGATGCGCTTCCCGACGCGGGAGCCCTGACCGCATTGGTGGGGGATGTCGGCGATATCAAAGCCGTCACGGATGCCCTGCCCAACGCGGGAGCCCTGACCACCATCGGTGGCAATGTCACCGCCGTCAAGGCTGTCACCGACGTAACGGTGGCCGCCCTCGGCACGAACGGCGCGACGATAACGGACGACGCGCGTTCCGTGCTCGGTGCCATCGGTGCGAACAACGCCAACAACGCCTTCGTCTCGCCCCTGGTCACCGCTGACGCCGATGGCTCCACCCTGGAACGCCTAGAGTACGTCCAGGAGCAGGTCGGGACCCTGGTCAACACTGCTGGCACGGCTACGATTGGCGGGATACTCGGCGACGTTGCCAACGTCACGGTAGCTACTTCCCTCGCCAAGCTAGGCACCATCACCAACACCGGCGGCGTGGCTACGCTCGGAGCGGCGCTCGGTGACGTTGCCACCGTCGACCTAGTGACGCGCCTAGATACCATCGACGGTCAGGCGGACAAGGTGGACTCCGCGACGCTGGCAGTTGACCCAGTCGCGGGTTCTCTCGCCCGGTTTGTGGCCTCCGGGGGAACCGCCCTCGGCACCCCGCTGGCCGACAGCAAGTCCCTGGTTGACGCCCTCGGCACAAATGGAACGGCAGTCACCGACTCTGCCGTCTCGGTGCTTGGCGCTGTCGGGGCCGACAACGCGAACAACGCTTTCGCATCAAGTGCCGTCGTCGCCAACGCGGACGGGTCGGTCTTGGAGCGCCAGGAATACACGCAGGACCAGGTTGCCCTAGTCAAGGCCGCGACGGACCTGGTCGGCGTCCTGGTCAACACGGGCGGCACGGCTACTCTCACCGCCATTCTCGGCGACGTGGCCAATATCAACATGGCTGCCCGGCTCGATTCGGCGACCAAGACCACCACCATCGCAGACGGCACCACCATCCCCAACAACACTCAAGCCGCCGCTGGCCTTCTGGCCACCGCGACTAACGGGGATTGCTACATCGAGGAGATCGTCTGGCAGCGCGCCACGGATAACTTCGTCGGCCCGACGAACTATGAGTTCTCGACGGACAACGTCGCCGGACTCACCGGGGCCAGCGGTCCCAACGGGGTGGCTGCCCTCATCAAATTCAACGCGAACGTGACGGGCGTCCTCTCGCTCGACGGAACCACCAAGCAGGTTCCGTTCGTCTTGGAGTCCGGGAAGAAGCTGTACATCCACGGTGACGACGCCGTGACCTCGGGCGGCGGCTCGACCAACTTCTACATCAAATACCGCCGCATGGTCGCCAACGCTTACCTCGCCTAGTCCGATCCGCTCCACCAGTACGCCAAGGAGGGGCTGGCCCAGTCGGCTAGCCCCTCCTTACCTGGAGGTCTAGTCCATCATGTCCGACCTTGGAACTGTCACGCTCACCGAGGAACGCCCTGGCAGCATGGCCCGCGTCATATTCGACTGGCTTTCCAACGCCGATGGGAAGGCCACGAAAACCACGGCGATTGCGTTTGACGGGAAAATCGAATGTGCCGCGTTCATCCCGGACGGTGCGCCCACCGTGCCTAGTGACCTGTATGACGTTACCGTGTCCGACGAATCCGGCGTGGATGTCCTCTGCGGGGCCGGGATTGACAAGTCGAACGCAGCCACCCAGGTCACCGCCGCAGCCTCCTTGGGGGCCGTGGCCTCCGACAAACTCACCCTGTCCGTCACGAATGCCGGGGTGGCCAAGGGCGGCCAAGTCATTCTGTACATTCGGTAGTGGAAGGCAGGTCTCGTCCACCATGTTAATCCCCGTCCGTCTGACCAGCCCGCCCCACGACATACGCCGCGTGCCGCCGAACATCGCTGCCAAACTGGTCCAGACGGGGCAAGCCGTGTACATCGTGGAGGCTTCGCAGACGGCGATGAGGAGGCCGCCCCGGAACGCCATGAGGCCGAAGGCGGAGGGAAGGTAAACCGAAAGGGTGAGGTGTGATGGCCCGGATACCCATCGTCAAGGCATTATATGACGAGTGCACGGCAAGTCCCGAGGGCATAAAGGTCAGACTCCTTGTCTCCCATCCGA